AGCACGGCGAAGATCCACAGTTGTACTTCGCTATTGAGTCGAACAAGTTCTCACGAGCCATGTACAAGGCGAACGATGTTGAGTGTCGTGACGCTGGCCGTGACGATTCTCAGCCTTGGAAGGCTCTCCTGCCGTAGAGTGCGCCTATGCGCGACACGACAATGCCTGACGGGGCATGGGAGTTCAACGAAGATGTGACTTCCGTGTTCGAGGACATGCTCGAACGCAGCATCCCCGACTACGACAAGATGCGGGTTCTCGCAGATCACATGGCGGCCCCGCAGTTGTCTCTGGGTGTCGACCCGGTGCGGTTGGATCGGGTGTTGGACGTCGGCTGCTCTAACGGCATCGCTCTTCGGAACCTTGACCGTTTCGCCACGGAACACGGTCACGACATCGGGTACCTGTGTGGCGTCGATGTGTCCGAACCGATGCTGGCTAAAGCCCGTGAGCAGTCGTTGGACAAGTTCGATTACATGAACCTTGACCTCAGAAGCCATTTCCCTTTCACCGAGGGCCTGTTTGATGTCGTACTCTGTGTGTTGACCCTCCAGTTCACTCCTGTAGCGCACAGGCAGCGCATCATGGATGAGATCAGCAGGGTGCTTCGACCCGGTGGGCGGTGCATCCTTGTGGAGAAGGTAGAAGCACGGTACGAAGACCTCAACACTGAAATGGTCTCCATCTATTACGACCACAAGCGAGACATGGGTTACACGGATGAACAGATCGAACGGAAGAGGCTTAGTCTCCAAGGAGTCATGGTGCCGCTAACCGCCCGGTGGAACGAGAAGATCATGTGGAACAGTGGCTTTAGCGAAGTCGAATGTTTCTGGCGATGGATCAACTTCGCTGGATGGGTGGCGATCAAGTGAGCAAGCCTGTCTACGAGAAGATGAGGGTCCCCCAGCACAAGCGGGACAAGTGCCTGAAACTGATCTCCGCTGGCAACTATCAGCAGACAGCCTGCCGTGTCGCCGGTATCTCCAACTGGGCGTTTCACGACTGGAAGAATAAGGGCGATCAGGCCCGTGAAGACAAACAGAACGGGATCGCCCTCAATGAGGCACAGGAGGAGTGCTTAGAATGGGTTGAGGCCCTTGAGGAGGCCCGTGCAGCCGCTGAGGCGACTCTGGTGGCTCGCTGGTACACGGAAGCCGCAGACGGCGACTGGAGGGCCGCAGAGCGGTTCCTAGCGAAAGCGTTCCCAGAGCGCTGGTCTGACCCGGCGACCCGTCTGGAAGTCACTGGGGCTAACGGGGGGCCGGTAGCCCAGTTGTCGGCCCACATGCACGTCTTGCAAGAGGCCGACGGGGACAGGCAGCGTAAGGTGCTGGAGGCACTCGTGGAATCTGGTGACTTGCCAGCCGAGACGCTGGAGGCGTGGGATGGAAAAGACGGAGACACAGCAGGCATTATCGACGCTGATGTCGTGGAAGAGACCGTGCAACCTGTCGGTCCCTCACAGCCCCCACCCGAAACAGCAGGCGTTCCTGACGTGGGCGACGACTAGGGAAGCCCTCTTCGGTGGTGCCGCTGGTGGCGGCAAGTCCGACACGCTGCTCTTGGCGGCACTCCAATACGTTTGCGTTCCGGGTTACAGCGCCCTACTTCTCCGCCAGACGTTCCCTCAGTTGTCCGGTGCTGACGGTTTCATCGACCGCACAACCGAATGGTTGAAGGAACACGCCGACTACAACGTCACGAACAAACGGTGGACGTTCAACTCTGGTGCCACGCTCACACTTGGGCATTGTGAACGGGACGAGGACCGATACAACTTCCAGTCGTTCGCTTACCAGTTCGTCGGCGTGGACGAGTTGACGCAGTGGCCGACCGACAAGGTGTATCTGTACATCGGGTTCTCCCGTGTCCGTAAACCGAACCCTGACCCGTCTCTGAAGGCTTGCCCGCAATGTGGAATGACGCTTGCTGATGTGCCGCTACGGGTGAGAGCAGCGACGAACCCCGGTGGCCGCGGCAACGACTGGGTGTACGAACGGTTTGTTCTCAACGCCGCCGAGAACCGCAAGTTCATGCCTGCCCGCATCTCCGACAACCCGTCACTGGATCGTGAGGCGTATGTGGAGAGCCTCCAAGAGTTGGATGCCGTGGAACGTGCCCGCCTGTTGGACGGCAACTGGGAGGTCAGTGAGAAGGGCGGCATGTTTGAGCATGGCTGGTTCACGACTATCGATTCGCCACCAGAGAAGATGAAGAAGATCAGGTTCTGGGATCTTGCCGCCACGGCTGAAGCGAAGGGCAAGAACCCTGATTGGACGGTTGGGGCTCTCGTTGGTCTTCAGGAGGGCCGCTATTACGTGTTGGACATTCAGCGGATGCGTGGCACCCCCGCTGAGGTGGAGCGGCTCATCAGGATGACAGCAGAGATGGATGATTCCGCTACCCAGATTTGGATGGAGCAGGAACCCGGCGCATCCGGGGTGAACACGATCGACTATTACGCCCGTCAGGTTCTCGTCGGGCATGCGTTCAAGGGTGTCCGCTCGTCGGGGAGTAAGGAAGAGCGGGCACGCGTGTTCTCCACTGCTTCAGAGATGGGTAACCTGCTCCTTGTGCGAGGCCGGTGGAACAAGACCCTGATCGATGAGTGTGTCCAGTTCCCGAAAGGCGCCCACGACGATCAGGTTGATGCCGTGTCAGGTGCGATCAATCACTTGTCGAAGCGTAAAGCCAAGGTGCGGATCATTCTGTGACGAACCCGTATGAGTCGCAGCGCCGCATGTCGAAAGCAGTGGTGCTTGCCGACGCGGCGCAACAGTTTGGTTTGACCCCTGAAGAGTTTGATCGGTCTTGGTCTGAACGGTATGAGTGGGCTGAGAACACTGACATGCGCCCAGCGTCTAGAGAGACGTGGGACATGGCTGTTGAGTTGCTGCAAAACCGTTGCGCCTACGATGGGCCCGGTGGGTTGGATGACCCGCAGGTTGTGCAACGCCTAGCGAAAATGGCTGTCGACATTGCGGAGACATTGACTCGCAACAACGTCGATTCTGACGAAGCAGAGAACCTCCCGAAGCACGAAAAGCGTTTGGTCGCGAAACTGTCCAAGGCCGACGCCGCCGAAACGACATTTCACCTTGGACAGTTCTTCCTAAAAGTGCGTGAAGAGTTCCGTTCTAGAAACGTCTCCCCCTAACACCGGTACCCATGTACGCCTTCATTAGTTCCCGCTCCAACTCATCGGTCATGACTTCATGATGGTAGTAGTGGCCCTTCGGCGGACGGTTCCAGCGTCGCAGCAAGTTTACAATTTTCTTCATTTCACCTCCAATCCTGTTGTTTGGCACAAAGAGTCGATACTACAGGGTGCAGCATGAAAACCTTCGAGGAGTTCCCGCTGTGGGACGCCGACCAGTGCGCCACAATCATTGATCTTGCTCAAACCCGTGGGCAGTCGTCAGGGCACAGCGAAGGGATCCGTTCAGCGACCCGATGGTGGTTGGATACCCAAGACTTCCCTGAAATCGTCGGCGACTTACGTGTCCTCATAGACAGGGCCAACTATTGGGGTTTCGAGACGTTCTGGGCTGCTGAGGGGCTACCCAGCGTGGAGGTGGTGCGCTACCAGCCCGGCGACTTCTACAAGCCGCACACTGACTGGAGCCCGCAGTACAACACCCGCAAGATGTCAGCGTCGGTTCAGTTGTCAGGCCCAGACGGTTACGAAGGCGGTCAGGTGCTGCTGTATGACGGTCCTGAACCGTGGCCGATCACTGGTGAGCAGGGAACCGCAACAGTGTGGCCGTCGTGGACCCTCCACGAGGTTGAGTCGGTCACGAAGGGCGAACGGTGGGCGATGGTCGCTTGGTGTCTCGGCCCGTCGTTCTGTTAGTCGTCGTACCCTCGCGCTTCACGGAGTTCTTTCAGGGTCAGTGTGTCGTGGTGCATCCGCTTGTGTAGCCGCTGTGGCACAGCACTGTCTTCTTCCGTACCTGTGTTCTTGCGTCGTATGGTGCGACGGTCACGTTCCCTGTCCGTATGTGCTTTCCGGCATCCGCTGCAACGGCATCCACCCATATACGAAGACTCGGTTTCCGAACATTTGGGCACTTAGCGGGGTCCTTTAGAGGAGGGAAGCGACAGCGTTTGCTTGGGTAGCGATGTCAGGCATGTTGTTCTTCGTGAACGTGTCAGCCATTGACAGTAGCAGCGACTTCAGCGAAGCGGCTGTTTCCAGAGGGATAGCCACAGTGCCATTGGATCCGTTCGATGTCGCAGCACGCGTCTCTCGTTCCAACTGCCCGAACGTCATCGGAACCGTGTTGGACGGCTGCATCCATTGCCCATCGTTCTGAGGTGAGAATGGGCGAGTCACCCCGCACCTTCCGCAGCGAGTATCTCTTCCTTAGTAATGGTTCGGTACTCGGTGTCAACCGTCCACCACGACTGGGCTCCTGCCCGTGACCTGAGCACACCAATCGATGCTTCCTTCAACGCTTCACCTGTCAAGTTGAGAACCTTGCCGTCCCAACGAACAACGTGAGCACCGCTTTCGAAAGCAAACGCGGCGTACTTGGGTTGCGTCTTCCACACCTTCGCTGCGTGACGACCAAACATGGCGGCAGTCCTACGACTAGCGGATGGTAGGTGAACTAGGAGAGCGACGGTTGTCTGCTCCACTCCTGATAATCCGAGGACGTCGATCTTGGCGTCGGGTCCGTCAATCGTGTATCTCATTCCTGAACCTCCGTATAGGTGGCCTTCACCTAAAGCCTATACAACTTTTCTGTCTACTGGGGGCGAGGGACACTCTCCCTATCCGATTCGTGGTGCCATAATAGGGGACCATGGAAGGATCAAACGCCTGTGAAGAATGCGGATGCCCACGATGCCCCTGCGACTGCGACTGTCGCTGTTGCCAACCCGACCGACGCGCCTACAACGAACATTGAGGAAGCGGTCGCTGAGTTGGCCAGTCTGGTCACAAACATCGAAGCCCGCCTAGCGAGAACCCCGGTACCCGCCGAGACTTCACCGTTGACACGGCATCTTCGCC